GCCGTAGGCACCGTCTGCGATGAAGAGACAGCCGAATACTGCAAGACCATCGGGACAAGTGCCATCCTTATAAACAGCAGCTTCAGAGGGCTCGATGAAACGGACACCTGCAATCTTACCGATTTCACCTTCATAGATGTTTTCGGGAGTTGCATACTTGTGAGCATCAATCCATTCGGAGTCGCTCATAAGGTCATGTGCGGCATAGGGATGGATGATAGCTACATATGAGCCGTTGATTTTGGGAGCGTTGTTTGCCTTAAGGAAGGCAACAATCTTCTTTACATCCTTGACAGTAAGGCTATCTTCAACGGTAAGAGACTTTCTGCTTGTCTTGCCACCGCCATAGAATACGTTTGTACCTGACTGAAGGACATTTCTTGTGATAGTATCGAGGGTGAGACCTGCCTGTCTACCGCAAAGCTTTGTGGCTTCAACAACATTGTTGTCGATGGCAGTGAGGTCAAGTACATCAGAGAGAGTGACATAGTCACCATACTGTGCTACTTCTGCCTCGATGGTTGTTACGGAAAGCTTTCTGCCGTTAGGAGTTACACCTTCAGTGAGAGGGTCAAGAGCCTTGGGGAAGGAAGTGTACTTGCGGAATTCGATTTTCTTACCGCCATTCTTGGGAATGGGTCTCTTCTGACCGAACTGGTCATGAACGAGGTACGGTCCTGCCTCATCGATAAGAGTCATATCATAATGAGTCTTATTCTCGGCAGAGAGGTTGGGGTCTGTGGTTACGTTTGTGTTGGGGTCAGCAAAAAGCTGAAGGTTAAGTTTTGTGAAATAGATGTCAAACATAGAAATAATCTCCTTTTGATAGTTATTCGGAGATTAAACCTACCTGTGGGTATTAGCCAAAAGTGATTTTCTCTCCGTTTGCTACCCTGCGGTTAATTTCCGCACGGTCAGCTTTGGTGAGTGTTGACACATCACTCTTGCGAACCGAAGCTCCCTGTGAGGCGTTGCCGTTCTCGATGGGTCTTGCTCCGTTGGCTATAATTCGGTTTGTAATGTTCTGCTCGGTTGCCTGTACAGCAAACTGCATTGCCGCAGGAATGATTTCATCCTTGTGAATGACCTCATAAGCAGTTCTTACATCGATATGGCTTCGGAGCAAATCCTGAAACTTCGGATTCTGCATTTCGGCTCTGAAGTCAAAGGAAGGATAGACACTCTTAACAGCCTCTGCCTGTTCCATCCAAGATGCATAGAGTCTGTCGGCATTCTGCCTTGCTCTTTCTGCATCCATCTTTCTCTTGAGGTCGGCATTTTCTCTTTCAACCTTACGGATTTCCTTGAGCTGTTCTACAGTAAGACCTCTTTCAAGAGCCTCTTCTTCGTAGTAAGCATCGTCATCCTGTATGGCTTTGGAAAGAGCGTCGATGTCAGTTGCATCGACACCGTACTTCTTGCCGAGCATTTCAAGAGTGGGAGCGAGTGCGTTAAACTTGTCCACTGTTTCCTTGCTTGCTTTCAGCCGTTTCTGAACTGTATCCTGAACTCGTTGATTGTACTGCTCCTTGAATTCACCCTTGATGAGTTCCTCGAAGCGAGCATTCGCATCAACCGCAGGATTTTCAGTTGTCTGCACATCGGTGACCTGTGCATCGCCTGTCTCTTCCTGAATGCCGTACTGCACATTCGCAAGAGGGTTGGCTTTTCCACCCGTATTGGACACGGCGGCTGTCCCTGTTTCGCCCGTTGCTGTACCGCCTGCTGTGCCAACACCATCAGCAAAGAGCTGAAGGTTAACAGGTCGGTTGAGTTTGATTTCGTTCATAACGATTGTCCTTTCTGCCCGTATCGTGGGCGATTCGTGGCTTATATTATTAAGGCTTGTGAGCCTTGCCATTAAAAATAAAAGTGACATATTTGGGTTCTGATAACTGAAGCAGACGGAAGCCTGTCACTATGGCATCAAGTCTGTTTGCGAGGACTTTATATGTATCCTTGTCGGCAACCTCGCACTCAATGGTGCTGTCACCTTCGTTGAGTTCTATTCTCGGAGGTTTTGTATAAGCTCCTATAGACTTCAAGAATTCAACATTTTGAGCTGCCGTATAAGTGAGAATGGATACACAAGCACAGACGAGGTCTTTTCCAACCTCTGCCTGTCCTGCGTGACCCTTGATTGATAAGCGGAATGATTTATGCTTGGGTGATGTTTCGTAGTTAATAGCGACCATAAGCTCTCCTTATGTGGGGGATGTAGACTCGGCAACTCTCTGCCTTGCCTTCTTGGTGTTTGATGCCTCGCTTTTGCCTTCTTTGCCACCGAGAGCTTCTGTCTTTTCGACATTCTCGGCAACAGGAGTACCGCCTGCGGACATCGCAGGAGCGTTCATTCCGAAACCGACAGCCAACTGTTCTGTCATATTTGTGCCGTTCTGACTGTCGATAATCTGTGCCATCTGAAGCATCTGTGCCTGCATCATCTGTATCTGTTGGAACATCGTGCCGTTCTGTGCAACCTTCTGCACAACGAAGTCCTTTCTGTCGAAGTCCATCATATCGAGGCAGGCGAGAGCTTGGTCTGCAATCTGCGGATTGAAGAAACCTGCTCCGAAGAACTGAAGTGCAAGCTCGTTCTGTGCCATCTTGCTGTAGGGACTCTGCTTCTGTGCTGTTACCTCGATGTCAAAAAGAGGTAATCTGTATCCCATATCCACACCGAAGTTGTTACCTTGTAATTGAGGCTGTATGTTCTTATTTGAATACTGAACAAACTTTTCGATTCCATTCTCACCCAAGACTCTGAACCATCTGGGGAGGTCATAGAACTGTCTGATAAGCTCGATGATAAGGTTAATCACCTTGCGGAAAGCTCTGTATGAAGCCTTGTTGTTATCTCGTGAAAGCTTACTTCCTGCTTCCTGCATAGCTGCGATTGCGGATGCGGCTGTAACACCGCTTGTTGTACCGCCTGTTGAGATATCTCTGTTGCCCGTGGTCTCCTTGAGTTCATCAACCTTGTTGCTGATGGCATTGATATACACTGCATTCAAGGGGTTCGTAGGTATGGGTCGGATTGAATCCTGTGCAAGCATTCCATCAACGTGAACAAGAGGCTTTGAAAGGTCGAGATATTCTTCTTCATTAACGCTTCCGTTAGTGCTTATGAAATGTCTCGGTGTTGCATTGGCGAGAACATTCTGCATAATTGCCTGATTGCCCTTGTCAATATATATCTGTGCATCCTTGCCGAGGTCGATATAACCGAAGCCTGCAAGAGAGCCTTCTGTCTTGAAAAGAGTATCGAAGACGAAGGGATACATACCGTGGTCATAGAAGCCTCTTTCGGCATATCTCTCATCGTTTTCCGTAGCAAAAAGAACGATGTTGTTGACGAACTTGCAGTAATGAAGAATCGTTCTGCCGTTCACATTTCTCTTGTAATAGCAGTCAATCACATCGGACTTCTTGCTTGTGTCGATGCTTTCGTCATATATGTATTTGGTCACAGCACCCGTATCGCCTCCGAGTCTGCCTCTTGTCTGCGGATACTGCTCTGCGATTATGTCATTGTCCACAAGCTCAACGTGGAATACATATCTGCTGTTTTGAATATCGGTTATGCCCGGCTCCCAAAACAGGTTGAGGATGTCAATCTTTCTGATTGAGATATCACCGAGTCCGTTAAGCTTTGACGAATCCCAAAAGACACCATAAACACCTGTGCCTGTCTTGAGTTTGTAATTGTTAAGGTCTGAATAGGTCTGCTCGAAGTCATTCTGCTCAAGGATGACAGGAATGATTGAGGAGAGCATCTCCGCTTCATTTTTGTCTCCTTCTTCTCTCGGCAGGATGTTCGGAGCAGGAAAATTGTCCATAGCATCAGCGTGCTTGTTAAGAATGCAGTTGACGAGCCAAGCGGATGCAGGTTCAACCTCATTGTTTTTTGCATTGTTTTTTGCATTCTTTTCTTTACGCATACACTCCCAATTTCGGAGCTTGTACCACTGCTCGTTCTCAACGATTCTCGTTTCGAGCATCTTCTTGCCCGTTTTGTAATCGTTGAATATCGACCTCAACTTGCTTGCTTCTTTTTCACCGATGGGGTCTCGGACAGCCTTAATGCCGTTCACGGCACCGTTGTCGGTAACACCCTGTGATGCAAGCATCTTTTCCTGCTGAAGCTGAATGAGTCTCTGTGCTTCACTCTCTGCTGTGGGTCGGGGTGCGGACTGCCTCCGCAGGAGCTGTTCTTCTGCGGAGGGGGTCTGCTTCTCGTTATTTATTTCACCCTGTGTCTGCACAGTTTCCTGTGCCTTTACAGGCTTTTTTCTTTTTGTATCAGCCATCTATAATCTCCATTCTCGGTCTCCTCGAAACCGCTTTGATGTCTTCCTTGGGGATGTCAAGG